TTCTATCATCATCTGTATATGCTGATCCATCTGCTTTATCGGTAATTATAACTTTTCCTGCTGTATAAAATCCATTATCGGCCCATATAGATCCAGTTGCCTGCATTATCAGTGAATCTGGTCCAGTTTTAAACTCAGAATTATTTGTGGTTCCAATACCAACGTTGGGTCCAAAAATATAGGCACTAGAGTTGAACAAAGCATCTTGACCTACTGTAAGTTCATTACTTACATTAAAGTCATTGAATGTGCTGATCCCACTGATAATATTGAAATTTTGATCACTTGGAAATGGTAAAGGACTTCCATCACCTAAAGTGACTGTGTTTCCAGCAGTTCCGGTAACAGTTAAAACCCCAGTAATTACTGCATTATTGGAGACAGACATATCACCTTCGACTTCTAAAGCCTTTTCTAAGGTGTCATTACCTTTATTAATACCTACCTTTCCATCATAAGTAACTTCAAACTGTTTTGTGTTGTTATAACTGACACTGAAACTTTCTGTAGTTCCTGCACCAGTGCCTTCATGAAGATTGATACTGACTCCACCAACATCATAATTATTAATATCCAATCTACCTGTTAATGGACTATAGAGTAATTGAGCACTACTATTACCGGCACCTACAGATTCACCAATACTTACAGATGAATTTGTTGAACTTGTAATAACAAGACTTGCGGCGGATGATTTATCAATTCTCAGATCATTAAAAGTGCCGATACCAACATCAGCATTCGTGATACTTGCTACACCGACTTCAAGTTCAGTAAAAGTAGAAACACCAGAAGAAGCATTAACATTACCAGTAAGACTACCACTAAACTCACTTGCAGTAATAATTCCACTCGTATTAGCACTAAAACTGGAAGACAATGTAGATGCTAAGCTAACATTATCAGAACCATTAAAAGATATAATGCTTGATTCTAAATCACCAGTGATACTAAAATCTTTCGCATTTTCAAGTTTAGTTGCTGTTAATGCAATACCGGCAGAAACACCAGTTACATTACCATCAAATGTTCCTTCAAATCTAGTTGCGGTAATAATACCACTTGCACGAATATTTCCATCAGTAATTCCAACACCAATTCCTGAAACAGGATTTTCACCTATTTGAAGATGATACTCTGGATTTGTGGTCCCAATACCAATCGATCTAAATGTATGTAATCCTACTCCTTGTACAATCCAACCAGTTGTTGAAATTGCGAAAATATTTTGAAGTCCAGAAGCATCTCCAACAAATCTTGTTGCAGTTACATCACCAGTCGTTGGATCGATAGTGATATTAGAACCTACTTTTATATCATTGTAAAAGTTTGCAGTTTGTGCAACACCTAATGTTGTTGTTGTTGTCAGACCACTGATTTTTGCATTTCCTATTGCATCAATTGCTTCGGTGGGAGTGGATGTTCCAATTCCCACCAGACCATTCTCATTTACAACGAAATTATCATTATCAACTTGTACACCATTCCTAAAATTAAATGACTTCCTAATATTTGCCATTATTATAAACTTTAGAGTTATTTATCTTCTAATCTCTGTTCAAGTTTTTCAACTTTATCGGAGAGTTCTTTAATTGCCTCTACAAGAAGAGGAACAACTTTATGATAGTCAACTGCAAGGTATCCATTATCTCGTGTTGTGACTAGTCCTGGAAGTCCTAGAGACTCAACTTCTTGTGCAATCAAACCAGTATCACTTCCTTCTTTATTAGACTTATCATTCCAATCAAATGTATTACCACTGATTGAAATGACTTTCTCAAGAGAATTATCAATTAAATTAATATTGTCCTTCAGTCTTTCATCAGAAGAATAGAATGCTGTGATGTCATCAGTAACCTGAAGTTCTCCAGTAATACTAATTCCAGTTCCAATCGTTCGTAATTTTTCTCCAGTATTTCCATCGTAAAGTTTGACTCCACTATTATCATCACTTCCAATCTTCAGTTTCGGATTCCAATTTTGATCAAAGAATTGGAATGCTCCTTCGCCACCTCCTCCATTTGTTTTGAATATGATTGGACCAGGACCAGCATCTTCGATTACTGTTGCTGAACTAGGTGTAATTAGGTTTCCAAAAGAATCTACTTGAGAAGAGAAATCTGCAATATGTGAAATTGAAAAATCATCACCATCACCAAAGTGCAATTTCTTATTATCAGGGAAGAACATACTTCCACCAATATTTACATTCTTGGCAATACTAACACCACCATCAATCACAACAGAACCATTTCCAAGACCAGTACTATCTGTAGCATTAAGTATTCTCAATTTGCCGGTAAGTGCCAGTGTATTTTTAATTCTTACTTCACCACCAAAGGTAACAGGCCCATCAAACTGCGAAAGAATTTGACGAGAATCTCCACCTTCAACAACAATTCTTTCCTTAACAGTAATCTCGTCAAAGATTGCACTCAATCTTGCAGGATCTTCACCAGTAACCGTTGGAATTGGAGTGTCGAATGAAGTTTCCTCACCAGTTGCAGAAGACTTTTTAGTATTGCCAATATAAAAATCACCTCTATTATTCATACCAGTATATACAACAATACCAGCAGATCTTTCTTGAGATTGTGATAAGAAATCTTCTTTTTCTGTCAGAGTTCTTGTTTGAACTTGTGGAAGACCAGTCGAATAGTTACCTGGACCGTATCCAAGATACTCAAATGTATGTCCCGATGCACGGATAATTGATGGTCTACGGAACTCAACTGGAATTGCATTAATTTTTTTGACTAATGAAGCATCTGAATGTATTCCAATATTTGAGGAGAAAACACCACGAAGAACATTCAGTTTATTTGAATCTACAATCGATGTTGATGCAACTCTCATAATTTCATCATCAATTTGGATATAAGATCCTAAAGGCAATCTTTCAGTAAGTCCGACACCAGCAGATACTCCAGATTTTGGATGAGAAAGAGGAATTAAAGTAGTGCTAATGCCTATATCAGACCCACTATTATTAATAATAAAAGTATCTCCAGCATAGAAGGTATTTTGCCTACCTGCGATATTTTCTATACTTGAATCAGATACTCCTGCATTAGATGAAAAATTATGTTTTAGTATGAACGATGGACTTGTTAGTTGTGATGTGGTTTCTGCAGTAAATATATTCACATTTACTTTAGATTTTACAAGATAATCACCAAGATTATTATTATCTACATCAGTTACTCTAAACTTATTACCAGCAACTAATCCATGTGCAGATGAACATGTAAAGGTTGTAATACCACTTAAGAATGTTGAAGAACTTACTGAAATTGAAGGTCCACTGGAAAGAAGAATGTTTCCTTGGAAAGTAGAGGGATCTCCAGAAGTTTTAGCAATTGAAATTTTATTTGCACCTGGAACATTAGTAATTCTATAATATGCATCAGAAACTGTTGCAATACCAGTAATCTGAACTACATCCCCAACATTTGTCGAGATACCAGAATTTGATACCGTAACAAAACCATCCTGATTTCCACCTATTGAAGCATTGTCAAAGAAAAGTGTATCTGAATTAGAATATCCGGATCCAGGTGCTTGAATATGGAAACTATTAATAGTATTACCAGATACGACAACTTGTGCAGTGGCACCATTCCAAGTTGAATATGTATTTTCATTGTAAAGTTTTACATTATAATATGTCCCATTAGTTCTTGTTCCTGATCCTGCACTAGTAAGTGTCGCAGTAGAAATACCGGCAAATTTATGATTTCTAGTAAATGTTATAGTTGAAATACCACCACTATTTGGTGAAACTTCATCTACAATAAGACCACCACCAAGTTTTGTCATGAAAGAATCTGCAGATTCTCTTGTAATACTTCCTTTTAGATCACTAGTATTAACATCACCAATTGGAAAAGAAAGTGCTCTTGACTTAGTTGATCCTGGATTATCATTTACATTGTCTCTATCAGTTTGAGGATATAAATTAGTAACATTTTGACCATACTCCAATTCTGTAAATTCTGCAGAAATTTGATTGTCTGCTTTGAGTGCATATATGTGATAAATACCATCTTGTTGATTTTCAATATACTCATTAATTACTTCATTACGATAAAGATAGAAGTTACTCTGCAAATCATTCCTTTGAAATCTTGGAAGACTTAGATTTCTGATACTTGTGTCGTTAGTGAATGATCCGGGATTACCAGTGGAATTTATATATGTGAACGACATATTATCTGAAGACACAGATGCAACATCAAATGTTCCATTGTATCCACTATTCGCAGAACCAACAGTGTTATTAGTATCTGTTACATTAGTGATAATAATTTGATCCCCAACATCAAGATTATGTTGAAGTTCTGTAATTACAGTTGAAGTATTTGTGCTATGAGAACATGTCGAAATAAATCTTGGATTTTTATTATATTCAAAATCACTAAGACTAATTGATGATAAACTAAAATCTGCACTATCTCTAACACCGGTTGTGCTAGATTCTTGAATAATAAATCCAGACTCTGGTGTTTTTGCATTTGGAAGTTCTTTTGGAATTACAACTCTAAACTTATAGACTTTTTCATCCAAACTTCTATTATCTGGAAATCTTTTTACAAAAGTTGGATTTGTTTCTGCGCCAATACCTGCAACACCTAAAGTGTTTAAAGTGGAATAAATTCCATTATTACTATTAACTGTAATATACCAACGACTTTGTGTAGAATCAAATTGAACCGGACTACCAGCATCATCAGCAGATTTATCAGTAACTCTACTTACAACTGTAAGATTACTACCTCCATAAAAAGTGATGAAATTATTATTATCAGAATCTGCTTTTGTTGATGCTAACTGAATTTTATCAGTATTTGGAGAAGTAGAGAAAGCAATTACATAATATGGTCTATGTGCATCAATATTTTCTGGATAATCAGCAGAAGAACTCAAAAGAATGATTTTTTCGCCAGTTTGTAATCCATGACCATCACCAATAGTCAACTTGCTATCTACACTGGCAGCAACATTAAATTCTTTAAATGATGATGTTAATCCATCCTGCATGTAAATGAGTGCTTCACTAGTTCCTGATCCAACATTTACAAATAACTTATCATTTACTTTTGCACCAACACGGTATCCTTGAGTCAAAACTGGTGGAATACTATCTCTCGATTCAAATCCACGAAGATATAGGTGAGTTGAAACTCCAACTGCAGTGGTAACTCCAACATCAATACTTAACCAATCAATATTTTCTTCTGCTTCATTTGTTGATCTTGGAGGAATGACATTTGTAATAAATGCCTTATTATCTTTAGCAAATGCTTCTTTTTTAAATCCATCTGCAACCAAAGACAATTGTCCAAAGTTAGAGTTAGAGTTTGTGATTGATGCATCACCACCACTTTCAATAGAGAAGTGTTTATTATAACCAATCGCAAAAACAGAAACAATTTGTAGAATTGCATCATTTGTGATACGAATATGAGTTTGCTCCCATCCTTGACGATAAACAGCATTAGAATCTAAATGATATACTTGATCTGGATTTGTAGATGATGATCCATTCGATAAATCTGCGCCAGCTTGTTTGGTTACACCAATTCCAGCATATCCTCTAGAAGTTTTATCATACTTTACAAACGCACGATCATCTTTTTGAAGACTGACTCCAGTGAATTGAGCCACAACCATTGAACGGAATCCAGATGCTTTGCTTCCATCTGCCAACATTCCATTCATTCCAAAAACAGAACGTAATGAGATATTAAAGATATAAGGGGATGCACCAGATACAGTATCAGTTTCAATGGTTACTTCAGCACCAGAAGTACTTGGGTTAGTCGGAAGATTATTTCTAAATGTTGGAAGAAGATAAGTAAAAATTCTTGCATTAGATGAATCAACACTTTGAACTTTTGTTGAAATATTATAATCTACAGTATTAACACCGGTAATTTTAATTGGTGTTCCTACAGTAAGACCATGATCTACTGTTGTTGTTACTGTAACCTGATTATTCGGTGTTCCACCAGATCCTGATTCAATATTATCAATTGAGATAGGATCTGCTGCAAATGCTCCAACAATTTCCCATTCAGGTCTTTGTTTTGCAAATCCATCAGGATCCTGAGGATACTTACTATCAATATTTCTATCTGGACTTCCTGATGATGTGTTATATGCGTTTGAAAGTTTCGCATAATACATATCAAGATCAGTTAAATCATAACCAGTTACTTGATTAACACCATCAGCATACTCAAAACAAGTTAGTTTATGGTGAGAAAAAATTGGTTTTGATTTATTATTTACCGAAAAATCTGATGGATCGGTATAAACAGTTCCACCATCATTGCCATCAAAGAAAGAGAACTGCCAAAAATAACAAGTACCGGTAATTCTGAAAATGGCAGAATTGGATACATTAACATCAGTTGGATTTGGAACATAAAGTGGTCGCACTTTAGTCTTTCTTAAATCAAGACCAACGATTGAAGTTCCACGAGGAACAATTACACCACCATTAATACTATTAAACTTATAAAGAATATTATCTTCTTGAGTTAAATCAAAATTGGTATTTAAATCTAAATCTAATGTTGTTTGCGCTCCACTTGGCGTTCCACCGGGAGAAACAACTTGAGATTCTCCACCCACATTCTTAATATAAAAACCTGGTCTATTATCAACTACGTGCTCACCAGGCATTAAGAGAATGGTGGTTTTTTCAATTAAATCATTGTTACTTCCTTTGACATATGAAAATCTTGCCGATTCTATAATTGCTCTTTGAATTGTTTTAAATGGACGAGCAAGTGAATTACCTTGATTATCAATACTATCAGTCGAGTCTAAATCTGATGGACTTACATATAGTATACGACCTTCAGTATTCTTAATGAAATTGTCAAGCTTATTGAGTGGCATCTTATTACGATTTCTAGGACATTTCTATATTTTATTTATCTCAGTAAATCCTCTTCTCCATTATAGAAACTTTGTATTTCTTCTGGTAAGTTCTCTGGATTTAATATCTCAATATCATCAAAGCAAGGATGACACTGTTCCATAATCAAATAATTAGATCCTTTGTAAATATCTTCTACAGAATATTCTTTATTGTTATCTGCTTCTTCTATTATTTCTCGATCATAAAAATAACCCACAGGCAAATCATCAAATGTAAATGGAACATCATTTAAGAAGAACATTTTGACTATCATCCTATAGTCATTATACCAACACTTCTTTGTGGTTACTGTATAAGACATAATAATATTATTCTTTCTTTTATTTATTTTCATAAAAAAAAAGGTTCCCGCACCACCAGGAACCTCATGTTAGTCACTCACCAAAGAAAACCCTATCATATAATCTTCATTTCTCGCAGAGTGACTTTACATATAGTGGGGCTAACTCCTTCCCCTGAATGCGAGTAGGGAGACTTGAACTCCCACGAGCACAATGCTCAACAGATTTTAAGTCTGGTGCGTCTACCGATTCCGCCATACTCGCAAGGCATTACACTTATCCGTATGCTATGTGGGCATTACACCCAGTATACTGACAGTTTATAATGGAGTAAGACACAATTTCCGTTGTGAATATCCAAGGGGGTTTATCCTCACTTACAGGGTTTCGGTATATCCGAACCGATGAGCACCTTGGTTGGAACGTCTCAAGTTCCTAATGCTTCCTGAGAGGATCGAACTCTCCTTAGGCAAATTATGAGTTTGCTGCATTCACCAGATTGCTAAGGAAGCAGATAGTGTAGATGACAGGATTTGATACCTGCAATACTCTCCGAAGAGGCGTGTTTCCTTACATCACACCTACACTAATAGGAATGCCGAGAATTGAACTCGGATGACCCCGTTATAAGCAGGGCGCATTAACCATTATGCGACACTCCCAGATGATGAACTACTGAGCTTCGTTATTGTTCTCAGTGTGTATTCGTATTAGTTCATCATCGGCAGGCATCATCACTGCTGCCTTACCATCTTCTCTTACAATACCTATGGTTTCACCATTTTCGACTCTTTCCATAAGTTTGTCGAAATTGTCTTCCCATTCTTTCAGGGTAAAAACTTCCATTTACACCTCCAGTGGTTCTGCATAAACCAAAGCATCTTCAGGGCAATTATTACGAATAACCTCAAGAACATCGATGAACTGGTCTACAGTATCACAAAGAATTTCTTTGGTGTCTCCTTCACTGGAATAGATGTAGATTGTGCGTTTGGTAGGGTCTACAACACATCGTGTGAGAAACTCGTCTTGCATGGTGCCTTGGTTGCTTACCTTGTTATTATAATGCATTTGAGTGCCGGTGTCAACTGTGCCAGTCGGAGAAGTGGTTATTCATATCTTGCCTTTGTCGCATTATAGTTTTGTGTGATTTCTGTGGGAGTTAGTGCCCTATTATAGATACGAGTTTCTCCAATTTGTCCATTTAAATTGAATGAATTTGCACTAGCATGTTCACCAAGTTTTACAACTCCATTTGTTGGAATGGTGGCACCGATGAAGGCCGTCTTCATTTCTTCCGATGCATCCACATATATCCTTACATATCTTGAAGATTGATAGGTAAAGACAAGATGATACCACTGATCTATATTTAGATTACCTGAGTATGCAGCAGTTGCAAATCCACCCCCACCAACTCTCCCTCTGGCTCTTCCATGATCAAATGATAAATCATAATGAAGACTACCTCCTCCTCCACCCAGTATCCTTTGCGTAGTATCTCCGTCATCAGAAGTGAATGTATCAGCATTTACCCAGGCTTCTACTGATATCTCGGTTCCAGTAGATGTATCATATAAATCAATACCTCCGGAAGTGACAACAGAGGTATTTTCTCCATTAAAGTTAAAGAATTGTGGACTTGTGCTTACATAATTTGCATTGGTAATTGTTCCGTGATTGCCATTTCCACTAATATCTAACCAAAGATTTGAACTAGCTCCTCCAGATCTCGCATCGTAATACAACTTTAATGATTGATCTTGTATAATAGTAGTAGGGGAGATAGCAGCAGTAGGAGTATTAATCGTATTAATTACAGTATTATTAATATCAATTTGGTCTTGAACTTTATGTTCTCTACTTGCATATCCCCAAACAAATACTTCACTTGTTGTTTTTCTATCTTTTATTGTATTAGTTTTTGTAATTAAATCACTATCAATTTGAGATCTGAGAACATTAATCTCATTTGCAAGTATTATTATTTCTTCAGTTCTGTCTGTACAAATACCGATAGGATTTGGTGGCGGAAACAAAGGATTATAAAATACCGTTCTATAAAGTCCAACATCAGATCCACCATTTTCCGTAAATCCAGAAAAATATCCTTTACCAGAATTTGATGCGGTTAATGTAACAGTATTATCGGAATTGAATGGAACCTCTGCCGTAGGGTCATCTAGTCCAACATATTTTTTGATGAATGGATAATCGTCCGTAATAGTGAATCCAACTCCAATAGTTACTCCATTAACAATCGCAGTTGTTCCAAATCCAACACTACATCCGGCAGAAACGGCCTCTGCAATTTTAGTAAAAATTAATTGTTTTTTCTCGTTTATCTGTGTCGCAATAGAAATGATCTTATTATCAGATACCTTAGCATAAGTTTCTAATGCTCCAACTTCTTCAGAGTATTGTTTAGCTTCATCAGATCTTGCAGTAATATCTTTTTTTACTGGAGATTTTTTTTCTACAGAAGACTTACTCCAAGTTCCATCACCATTTTGATTGACAGAAACTTCTTCAAATTCTTTTGATGGAACAATTCCTTCCGAAGAATCTTGCCCATTTTTGCTTAAATTTTCATTATCTTTTTTTAGAAAATCTAAAGATAAATTATTTTCAAATGACATAATTACCTCCTATCATAGTTCCAACCAGCAAGAGAATATTGTGAATTATCTCCGGGATAATCTGCCGGTGATTGTCCTTCATATTCTACTTGCAATTTATCATCCAATATTCTCTCCGCAAATACAGTGTAGTTACAATTTATTGCATTACCAGAATTATTGCCAATAATAATTTTAGTGCCTACAATTTCTTTGACATATAATTCTTGGAATGATCCAATCGAAGTCAAATTAACTGTAATACTCTCAGTATCTATAAACTTTTCTGTCCAGTACTCTGGAAGTTCGATAACATTAGAATTTTTAAGTTTTCCTCTTAAATATGTCCCTACTTCAGGACCTTCTAAACAAATATATCTAAGTCTATGAGTGTCTGATTTTGTTGGATGTGGAATATCAAAACCTTTTCCAGCAACTGCAAGTTTTCCGACAACATATCCATACCATGATAATCCACCAATTGTAATATTTGGAGCACCAATTGTTACATTTGCTCCGGCAATTACAGTGCTTTTGCCGACAATATCTACACTTTTACCTGCAATTATATTTGATGCTCCAAAAAGTTCATTTGAAACTACGGCACTTCTGAATTGAACTCCACTTACACTCGATCTTCCAACAACACGATGGTCACCAATATAAGTTGTTAGTGAACTATGATGTAAATTTATATTTCCTGGTGCTCCTGTATATGCAAATGGACTATCAGGACTCATTCCAACATTACAACTTCCCTGACCATATTGTAAGAGTGCTGTAGTTCCCAAATATCCATTATAAATTGCGGCAGTTCCTGGTTTCCAGAAACCTTTTGGAATGTTTACTGCACTTCCGGTAATTGCACTAAAAACATCTAAAGAACCGGTATCTAAACTTTGAAAAGCCATTATTTACAAGTCTCCGCAATATCTGTAATTAGGTCGGCAACGGGACCAGGAATAAATGTGCCTAGTATTCCTGAAAGTGGAGAACCCTGAATAATATCAGAACATAATAACCTCAAATAACCCTTTGCATTTAGAGTTATACTATCGGCAGATGTTACACAAACCTTACCACCGGCAAGATTGAGTTGTTCATCTGCTTTCATAGTAATATGATCATTTGCCTTAATTAGGATTGATCCGTCACTCTTATCACCAACAGTTTCAATGTATATATTTTTTGCAATGAGTTTGATATTTCCGTTTGCGGCATTTAATACAATATCACCATTTTCACATACAATTGACTTGGCAACATTCTCTTTTTCGTCTTCATTTCTTCCTTGAGCAAGATTAGTTCCTAAAATTTCATGAGAACTTCCTGGAACAATTTGCGTATTACTTCCATTGAGACTATGTATCTGACAATATCCACTTTTCAGCATCTCGATTTTATTGGTGTCAATATCTTCACCAACTTTATCTTGCTCACCAATCGGACCCATAATAATGGTGCCATATTGGTTATCTGAAACAATAACTTCTGGGGGTACTGGTTTTACCATTTAACTCACACAATCAACAACACGAACAAGATCTTTTCTTGTAAACCCTCTTTCTACTAACACACTTCTTCCTCTTAATGTATCAATTGGTCCATCTAGTGATAGTTGGACATCATCCGCAGACTCATCAAAG